ACGCGGTTGATCATCTCTCCATCCTCCGAGGGTGGTCTATCCGTCGCCAGACGCTCATGCTTGCTTCCTAGTCCATCCAAAGATGGTGGCCCTTGTGCCGACCCTCTGCGGTTCTGGTACCTCACCGTAAGGAGTTCGCCGCTTGACCATGCGGTACATGGGGCACGGTGGAGCATCTTCGTAGACCCGCACTAGACCCTGCGGCGTCGGCCTCGTCCATTGCTCCTGCCATGCATCGACGTCTGCATCATGGACGAAGGTGCAGCCACGCTCCCACCTATCGCAGGTGTAGCAGGTGCCAGCTGGCGGGAGGTTCTCCTTTGATGCCGTCTCACCCCTGCCGTACCGAAGCTCCCACTCCATGCACGTCTGTCCGATGTGCGCCCAATGCCAGCTAAGAATGGCTCCGCACTTCGCGGTCATCGTCGCATCGCAGTACGGGCACGTCGCCCTCTGTCCAGGTGCTGGTGCCACGAGGTCGCCGTCCGTTGTTCGTGCTCTCTGCATGTCGTCTCCTTAGTGCGGACACTTCTACAGACACTTCGTACCCACCTACGATGCCGTGCCTGCCGACGTGCGGACACTTCGGACACTATTTCACGGCATCATCTCTGCTTATATGTGAGGGTGACTAGGTGTATCCCTTCTCATTACGCGTGGATCATGTTGAAAAGAAGTGTCCGTAGTGTCCGCACATAGATGGTGTGCTGATCGTAGATGGGTTGAAAGTGTCCGTCGAAGTGTCCGTCAGTACCACGCCGAACGGTCTGCACGTGCTGAGCCGGGCGACGGCTGCTCCCTCAGAGACAGACCGAGCCAACGTCTGCCCGCCGCTCGGTTCGGGTCCTGCTTGTAGCCTCTGTCGGTGAGTGCCCGCGTGAGCCAGCGGTGCGACCTGGGACGCTCCCCATTCGCCGCGGCCCATGCGCTGAACGCTTGGTAGAGCGCCGTATTACCGACGCTCGCGTGAAGGATGCACTTCTCCTCGATGAACTCCGAGAGGATGTCCATGTCGGCGCGGTACTCCTGCGTCGCGTCGAGGACCGCGTGCGGAGGCGCGAGCCCGATGCGCTGCCACTCGATGCATCCACGCACCGCCCACGCGAGGATGCCCGGCGCCTCTGCGGCGAGCTTTACCCCGAGGTCGCGGTCCTTCTCATGTTCGGCGATGGTCTGCGTGAACGGCACAAGCCGGATGCGGCGCCAGATGCCGTGGTCGGTCCCTCGGATGACGGGGCGATGATTCGTCGCCAGGAGCACCTTGAACGTGGGCGTGAACGTGAAGAACTCAGACCGCATGAAACGCGCCGTCATGGCGGCATCGCCGGTCATCTCCTTGACGAGGCCCTCGTCTAGCTGCTCGCCTTGCTCAGGCTCGGAAGCCGTCACGAGGCGAGCCCCCCGCAGGGCGGCGATGTCGTTGGGGATGCCTCCGCGACTGTCGCGCACGAACGTCTCCGCGCGGGCGTGCATGGCGTAGTCTCCCATCACTGCGCGGAGGGTGTCCAGGAACGTGCTCTTCCCGTTGCTCCCGTTGCCGTAGAGGATGAAGAGGCATTGTTCCCGCGTGCTGCCGGTGAGGCAGTACCCGACGACGCGCTGAATGAACGCCACCATGTCGAGGTCGCCGCCCATGATGCGAGTCAGAAACGCGATCCACGTCGGGCATGCATCGGGCTCACCGAGGTCCACGCCCGCAATCTTCGTCATGCGTGCCGCTCGGTCATGCGAGAGGAGGACATCCTGCCGCAGGTCAACGATCCCGTTCTGAGCGTTTAGCATCCAGTGGTCCGCGTCGAGGGCCTCGTGCTCGATGGCGACATCGGTACGCGCAACCTTCGCGACCGCGGCTAGATGCGCCTGCATCTCACTCTGACGTGCCCAGATGGTCCACGCCTTGGCCTCACTGCGGAGCTGCACAAGGGCGCGTTGCTGGGCAGGCGTGACGGTCTGCCCTGCCGCCGCGGAGGCCGCACGTGCGCGCTCCTGTAGCTCCGTGGCATAAACGACGACGTCCACCGCCACTTGCCGCGCCATCGCATCCACCCGGCGCATCGTATCGGGCGACCACTTCCGCCCATCCCAGACGAGCCATCCCTCGCCCTGTGCAGTGTCGCACCAGCGCACGTCGCCACCGAAGCGGTCCACGAGGCGCGCGGCGTTGCCTACGTCGCTTGGCCGATACGGCGTCGGTGGGATGGTGGACGGAGCATCGGAGAACTTCCGAGGATGCTGGGCGCCCCTGTCGAGCCCATCGCGCACGGTGCGCCGCACCTCTGCCTCAGGCTTCCCGATGGCTAGCCCGGCCGCCACGAGGAGGGCCTCCGCATGCCCACGGTCGATACACCCACCCGCGACAAGCTCGCCGATGATGGCGCTCTCCCGGTAGATGGTCTCATGGCGTCGCCCATCGGTGCACGCCCGGATGCGCTCTGCCGCCAGCGCGAGCACATCGCCTCCCGTGGCCCTGTCCTCGTCGGTAACGGCAGACGGTGCCGCACGTGGAGGCGCCTCCGGCTGGCTCGGGTAGAGCGCCTCTAGAAGCCACTCGGGGGCATCAGCGATGTTGAGGCAGGCCGTGTCCCACGAGTACGTCCTCCCGTTGGGATGGATGCTCGGAGGCAGGACGACGTACCCGCCGTCTGCGCGGACATCGAGCCCCGTGCGCTGGCCGTCGATGGTGATGCGCGCACGGTTCCGAAGGTCACGCCCCACGGGCATCCGGTAGTAATAGTGGGCCCCGTTGCCGGTGCGGACGGAGAGTGTCGGCGTCAGCTCCCCGTGCCGCTCCTCAAGGATGGCTAAGGCCTCTGGACCTGTCAGTCCCCCACCCTTCGGGGCGTCGCCGTCCACGTCGAACACGAAGACGCCGGAGGCTTCACCAGTGGCTAGGCCGATGTTGAAGTCTCGGTCGCCCCAGAGCTGGCCGATCTTCTCTTCGTCGTTGGTGGCGTCTTTAAAGCCGTTGGCGGTCGCAGGGACCTTGTCACGCTCCCGCAGCGGGAACACCGACCAACCCTTCTTACGCGCGTAAACCAGGGCTGCTTGCCCCATTCTGCTACCTGTCATCACTGCACCTGTCCGACCGGAGGGAGGCGCGGGGGGCATGACGCCCCCCGCTACGGGTAGCTAGCCCGCGTCCCGGTGCAGGACATCCGTACCCTAACGGCGTCCCCTCGCTGGCGTCAACGACTACCCGATGATCTCGACGGTCATGGCGTCCAGGCGTGCGATGTTACCGGCGTTCGCCACCGACCACGTACCGACGAGGTCGAGCAGCTGGTCGGCGGTCGTGTCGACCGTCACGCTCGCAGTGCCCACGACCCCGGCGCCAGCCACGTACCCGCCCGCCGCGGCGAAGAGGTGCTCGCTCGCCGCACGCACAGCACCGGAGGCCCCCGTCGAGCGGACGAGGATGTCGGCGCGAAGGTGGAACACGTCGCTCGTCGCCGGGTCACGCGCGGCGATCGTGGTGATGGTCGTCGACCCGAGCTTCAGCACGACGCCGAAGGTGTCCGTGCTGTTCTGCCCGACGATGGTCCCGAGGGCCATGACGCGGATGTGAGTGCCCGCGGTCAGCGCGCCCGCCGGGAGGTTGACGCTACCGAAGGACGTGGCGACGGTCGTGTTCTGCACGAGCGCGCTCTGCACGGCGTAGATCTGCCCGCCGACCTTCGCCGCGGGGTGCGTGGTGAGGGCGCGCTTGGTCGTGATGACGCCGGTCACGGCGGCGTCGTGGTCAAGGCTGCGGCTCTGCATGAACTCGGGGATCTTGCTCATTGTGGACTCCTACGGGGCGGGTGCGCGCTGAGGATAGCACGCCCCACCCATCAGAGCGCGTCAACCATCCCAAGCTCTCGCCTCTTCTCGGCGACGACATCCACCCGGAAGCGCGCCGGTCCACGTTTCCACTCATGACGAGGCAGGCCCGCACGCTCGGCGTACTTCACGAGCCACGCCCGGAAGCTCACCGGCTGGCATCGAAGCCCCAGGATGGCGATGATCTCCACCGTAGAGAACCCCTCACGCGCGAGGGCGTACCGCATGCCGTGCATCCTCACCCGGCGCCACCCGCTGCGCTGACGTGCGGTGATGCCGTCTTTGTGGAGCCGCGCGTTCACGCTCTGCTGGGTGCGCCCGAGCTTCTCGCCAATCTCCCGGCAGGTCATGCCCGCCTGGTAGAGCGTGATGGCCCGGCGATGCTCCTTCGCGGTCCACCGCTGCGCGTTGCCCGTGGTCACACCGTTGGCATGGGCCCACGACGTCACGGACTTAAAGCTGCGCCCGAGGGCCTCCGAGATTTGCCGCAGGCTCGCACCCTCCGAGGCCATCCTCCGCGCCGTCGCCTTCTCGGCTTCGGTCCAGTATCTACCCATGCTTCCTCCTCTGCCTGTCGCCGAATGGCTTCGAGTTCCGGATGGGGTACCCTTTGAGCTTCGCCCACGCGCGGACCTCGGTCGCGCAGGTCTTCCACGTTCCGCCGTACCTGGACTCCTCCGCGACCTGCGCCCAGCTCATTCCGTGGTTCCACATCACGAGTCGCTCGTGCATGTCGGGGCGCCGACCGGTCCACCCCCTCGGAGGAATCCACCCGTAGTGCATGCACGTCTCGATGACCATCGCCTGAGACACGCCCTCCCGGCGTGCCAGCTCCTCCACGTGCATCTCCTCGAGGCGCAGGAGCCAGAGGAGCGCCAGCTCCGGTTCAGCGATCAGCATCGGGCACCTCCCGGCGGTGCTCACCCCGCGCGATGGCGTCCGCCTCCCAGCATGTCTTTGGGAGCGGGCTGGCCTCACGGTTCGCGCGAAGCCACGCCAGCACATCGGCGCACTCCAAGCCGCGTCCCATCTGCGTACCGTCGCGCACGCCATCGTAGTACGCGCTCACGCGGACTTCATGGTGCGCCTTGCGGGCCTCTCGCAGCTCCGCGATAAGGTCCTTCACGATGGGCGCCGTGAACATGTTCCGGCGCTCGCTCTCGGCGATGGCCGCATCCAGGGCGTCGAGGTCAATCACGGGTCACCTCCCGTCGGTGCTCACCCCGCGCGATGATGTCCCGCAGCTCCCGCAGGCGCTTCGTCCCGACGAGGAGGTCGTGGTATTCCGCGATGGCCAGCTCACGGTCCAGCAGCGCGAGGACATCGGCACGCTCCGCACTGCGGGCCACCGTGTCGGCCATGCTCCAGTCGGTGGGGGTAGTCATACGACCTCCCGCATGGTGACCTCGACGCGGGCCTCCTCTCCGGGCAGGATGTAGTAGCTCCCGGCGATGATGCTCACGATACACCTATCGTTGGCAATGACACCGCCAATCTGCATGGCGTCCAACGTAATCTTAACGACGTTGTCTAGGTCATGCCGTGAGGTCGCATGCAGGCGCGAGAGCGTGTCCGCCCATGCCGCCTTGCTGTAGTGCGCCGGTCGGGTCTTCGGCCGACGATGGTACGCGCGGACCTCCACCTCCCACATCGGCGCCCGCGTGTCGAGGGCCTCCGGCGTTGCCCACGTGGCGTGCCGCTCCCGGAGCTGGTGCGCCGCCTCGTGCTCCCACGCCCTCGTCGTCTCCGGCGTGCGTGCGGACCCCGTCGCACGGGTAAAGACCGGGCGCCCCTTCCCGCGAGGCTCCAGCGTGATGACGTATTCACGCTCGATCATGCGCCACCTTCCCGGCGGTGCTTGCCCTGCTCGATGAAGCTGGCCAGATGCTCCGGCCTCCAATCGTCGGAGCGCTCACGAAGCCACGCCACCACGGCGGCGCGCTCTTGGGCGACGGCTAGCCACTCGCGGAAGGCACCCTCGGAGTGCCGCATGGCGTCCTCCATCGTCGCATCGAAGCCTTCCGGGGCACCCTCCACCTTGGAGTCGGTTTGCTCATTCACGACGCGCCACGAGTACCCGCCCTTGTGGTGCGGGACTACCTCGATGGCGAAAGCGTCGGCCGTGTAGGCGGCGTAGCGATGACCGGCGATGGTCCACAGTGCCCACGCATTCATGACCTCACCTCCACGCCGCACACGTCCACGATGTCCTCCGCCGTCATCGCGAGGGCGCGGTAGAGCGCCGACACGGAGCGATGAGAGGGCACCCGGCGCCCGTTCTCCCACGCCTTGATCGCGCTCACCGTCACGCCGACGGCGGCGGCCAGTTGAGACTGGGTCATCCCAGCCCGTGCCCGTAAGTCTTTCAGTCTTGCCACTTTCTCTCCCTTCCGGGGTTGACGCCCGGTGAACCCTCTTATAACTATGGGGTGTCGGGACGTCAACCACCCGACACGGAGGCACGATGCACTTTCAGAGCAGCACCATCGGCGAGCTGGCGAAGGCCCTCGCGAAGGCTCAGGGCGAGCTTCACGCCGCGAGCAAGGACGCCACGAACCCGCACTTTAAGAACCGGTACGCCGACCTCGCGAGCGTGTGGGACGCCTGCCGCGCCCCGCTCAGCAAGTACGGCCTCGCGGTGAGCCAGCTCAGCGACCGTGGGGAGGACGGCTCCGTCCGTCTGACGACGATCCTTATGCACGAGAGCGGCGAGCACATCGGGAGCACGATGAGCGTCCGCGCCGCGCAGGAGAACCCCCAGGTCGTGGGGTCCATCCTGACCTACCTGCGCCGGTACGCCCTCGCGTCTGCGGTCGGCGTGGTCGCCGATGACGATGACGGGGAGGCCGGTACCGCACCCGTGCGTAGCGCCACGCAGGAGCGCCGCCAGCCTGCGCCGGTCGCGCCGCCTACCTCCACCCCTGCCGAGCCTCCCGCGTCGCTACGTGCGGCCGCTGAGCGCGTTCAGCGTGCCTTCCCGGGGGCGTCTGACCCGGAGTACCATCGCTCCACCGATTGCCCCGAATGCTCCGGCCCGATGTGGGACAACCGCGAGAAGAAGACCAACCCGAAGGCGCCGGACTTCAAGTGTCGCGACAAGGGCTGTAGCGGCGTCATCTGGAAATACAAGGCTCCGCCTCCTCCCGTGCCCATCCCCGGCGGGCCACTCGAGGCCGACCGCTCCCAGATGCCCCCCGATGAGATCCCGTTCTAGTCTGAGGTTCCCATGAGCAACGACATGATCATCCTCACCATCACGTGGTGCGCCGCCTGCCTCTTCATCCTCGGCGCCGCCCCCATCATCCCCGACGACTCCTCGGAGGCCGAATGAACCGCGGCAGGCTCTACATCGACATTGAGACGCTCCCGCCTCTCGCGTGGTCCGACGACAAGGTGGACGCCTACGTGCGAGAGCGCGTGCCGGGTACCTACAAGAAGCCGGAGAGCATCGCGCAGTGGTGCGAGGAGAACCGGCAGGAGGTCTTTGGCCGCGCCGCGCTGGATTGGAGGGTGTCACGCGTGGCGTGCATCGGCCTCGCCTACGAAACGGTGGGCAGTCTTCAAACGGCGGTCCTCGACGGTGGCACCAACGACGATGCAGAGCGCCGCATGCTGGACAGCCTGGAGCTGATGCTCTCGACGTGGCGGGCGTACGACGCGGTAGTCATCGGTCACAACGTCCTAGGCTTCGACCTGCCGAGGCTTCATCTCCTCGCAGCGCGGGTGCGGCATGGGACCACGGCATGGTTTCGCGAGCTGAACGGGAACCCACGAGCGCGGGTCATCGATACGCAGGCCCTTGCCTTCTCGACGCGTGAGCGCGTGAGCCTCTCGGACCTCGCGGCATCATGCGGCGTTGGCGAGAAGTCGGGCCACGGTTCGGAGGTCCTCGACATGTGGCTAAACGGTCAGCACGTGGAGCTGCGTGCATACTGCCTCCAGGATGTGCTCCTCACGCGGGCAGTCCACCGCGCCCTCGTCGGGGACTACGCGGAGGAGGCGCACGAGGCCATCGAGCGTCAGGGGATGAACATGGACCGCGCGCAGGTCGCGAGCCTCATCGGCGACGCGATGAAGGGTGGAACATGAACCCCCCCGGACACACCTGCCCCGCCATCGACGCGGCGCAGTCCGCCTTCCGCCGTCTCGCGTGGCGGGTCAATCACCCGGAGCACGTGGGCGTGACCGCGTCCGAGGTCGTCTCGGAAGGGCTGGCCCTACTCGAGCAGGTCCGCGCGGAGAACGTCCAGCTGAGGCAGGCGTGCGCGTATCGGGACATCGTCATCCAACGCCTTGAAAGTGACGTCAAGGCGCTGGAGGACCACGCCCGCACCATGACGCACCTCTACGAAGTGACGGCAGAGACGGCGCAGCACTACGTGCGCGCGGCGATGGCCCGACCGTGAAATGCCACATCACGCCAGCCCAGATGCGTGAGGTGATGGACCTCGGCTGGGACCCGCACGGCGACGTAGGCCGGGTGGCGTGGCTCATCGCGGAGGTGCGCCGGTTGCGGCATCAGGCGGAAGGCCTCGAGAAGGCAGTGCGTCTAGCGCGTCTCTACGACCTCGACGTCCACCGACCGCGTGTCGGCGCAGACGCCCTGGACTGAGTCAACCGTGAAGGCGTCTCCCCACTTGGAGCGCGCCTTTGCGACACCCTCTCGCCATAGCTTCCGCATCTCTGCACGTTCGTCATCGGTGGGCGTGCAGAGATGGTGCTGCGTCACCCGGATGCGTACGACCGTTGGCTCCACCTCCACGATATGCGCCGAGATGGTGAGCCCCACCGGCCACGCACAGTAGTGCAGGCGAGGGTCTGAGATGCTGAGCACCTCCCCCGCCTGGACGTCACACGAGACGTCTACGCCTTCCACGGCAGGTAGTCCTTGCCGTTGAACACGAGGGCCTGCCCGGACTTCGCCGCAGGCCGCCAGGGGGCGCCGAGCGAGAGGTGAACCCACGACTTCCCCGGCGGCCGCTCAAGGATGCACTGCCCGAAGGCGAGCCCGGACGCCGTGCAGATCCAGCGGTGCACCTCGGCATCGTCCACGCCGACCACGGAGAAGTCCGCGGCCTCTCCCTTCATATGCTGCGATGTCTTCGAGCCACCGACCGCGGCGTTCACGCTGGGGCCACGAAAGGCGCTGTTGATCTTGACCGGCTTCCCGAAGTGGGCGCGCACGGCCTCCAGCATCTGGGCCAGCGCAGTGAGCGCCGGGAGTACGGCCTTCGCCTCCTCGCGGTTCTTCGCCAGCATGGCGCTCTGACCGGTGGAGGTGAGCTCATCGAAGGTGAAGTGAGGGGAGAGCTGCATCACGTGGTCCTCTTTGGCTTCGCCTTGGATGCCTTCTCGAGCTTCGCGATGCGCGTAGTCAGCTCTTCGGCGTTGAAGTCGTCGGGCAGCATGACGGAGGCGCGCGAGGTCTTCGCCTCCACCGCGGAGAGGCGGGCCTCCAGGGAGGTATGCGCCGCGATGCACGGAGGAGGGCTAGCCGTGGGCTGTGCCATCTTCGCGTTGAGCTCAGCCATCGCCAGATCGTGGGCCTGTTCAGCCTCAAGCTTGCGCTGCTCTGCCTTCTCGCGGGAGGACTGACTGTAGAACTTCCACGCCGCACCGCCGCCAGCGACGGCGACAACGGCGAGGATGACGGACACCATGCTACCGTCCTGTGGGATGGGAGGGATGGGAGGGATGGGCACCTCGGCAGGCGCCACCGTGTGACCGGCGAGGGGCGCGTCATCGGTCACGCGCTCGACGGTCGCATCCTTGAAGGCATCCCGCGACATGGCCTCGGAGGCCGCATCGGCGGGCGCGTTCTCCTCCCCATCCGTGGCGAGAGGCGGGGACTGCTCAATCGTGAAGGCTTCGGGTGCGGGCATTAGATGCCGTCCTCTTCGATGAGGATCTCGCACTGCACGTTCGTATGCGACGAGCTGAACACCGCAACCTGCGTCACGCCGGAGAAGCCGCTAATGCGGTTACGGCCGCACTTCATATGGACCGGGTCGTGCACAGAGAAGTAGGTAGCAGGCGCAGCGCCGCCGTCCGTCAGGGTCGGGTCGAAGCTGAACGCGAGGTTCTTGGTTGCCTTCTCACGGTTGTGGAGCGTGATCCGCAGGCTCGCGCCCTGGGGAAGGAGGATGATTCGGCACTGGTTCGAGGTCCCCGGCGTCGTGGTGCTCGACACATAGGGGTACTGCGTGATGCCGGAAAGGTCGAGTGCAGGCATTAGTCGAGGCCCTCCACAGTGAGCAGGAACACGAGGCGGCCGGTGAGGGCCAGGAGCTTGCGCTTCTCGGAGCGGGTGATCTTGGTACCGCCCTCACTGTCCACGGCGCGGGCATCGGCGAGCGCCTTGATGAGCGCGCCGACCTCGGACGGGAGCTTCAGAACTTCGTCAGGCGTGAGCGGCATAGTGCGCCTCCATTGAGTGGTCACTTGATCCGGGCCTTGATCGTCGCCAGCTCGACGCGGAGGGACACCGTGTCCTGCTCGCACCTCTGATGCTTCGCGTTGCACTCAGCGAGCCCGGCGTCCAAGCGGTCCACCCGCTGGGCGAGGAAGTCCACGAAGTCGCGGCGCGCGTGCTGGGCATCCTTCGCCCGCTGCTGCCAGTATGCCCACGCTTCACGGGAAGAGAGGGCAGCCACAACCGCGAGGGCTGCCGTGGTCACTGCGTCCATTTAGCCCCCGTCAGATGTGGAGTTCTACCACATCACACGTTGAACCGCACCAGCACGTGTTCATCATCATCTCGTGCCTCGCTGTAGGCCTCTCCCCATGACTCCACTGTGACGCCATCGGGTAGCGCGTCGATGTCGCACACGGCGCTAGGTTGCAGGAGGATGTGCGCCGTAGTCGGGTGCGCTTCGATGATGGCGAATAGGTAACTAGTGCAGTCCATGGCGTGGCCTCACGTGACGAGGAGGAACCCTTGCGTCGCCGACGTGGTCGACGTGCCGATGTAGTACCCCCTTACGGTCGTACCATCTAGCCAAGTGGTGAGGCCAACGGCCTGCCGGGTGTAGGCCGCCGCGCGCCATACCCCAGCCGCCGCACCGTTCGCACCTCCGAAGAGGACATCCTGAACGAGAGGCAGTTTCGCTCCCGTGGTTTGCCATCCGATGGGGAATGCAGACCCCCCGAGTGGGCCTACGGTACGCTGGACGGCGGTCACAGTGTTTGACCCAATGAGGAAGATCCCGCAATGTCCTGCGCCGTTGCTCGTGCCATGCGTGAGTGGACTAGACGCCGTAGATGTGAAGTAGTCGTTTAAGAAAGTTGTCGTGGGATTGGCGCTAGCTCCACATCCCCACATCATCCACCTACGCCCGCTCGATTCCTGAGCAGATGCCGCAGTGTCCTTTGGGTCAAGTGACCACATCCCGAGCGCACCTACAGCACCGTCCGATGCGCGACTTACGTAGATGGTCACTTCCTCGGCATTCTCGTACATCGTGATTTTATCGAACCCGATGGTCGTGAACGGGCGGGCTCCACGCCAGAACCCGGACGAACCGGAACCGTATGCCCCATTCGCATCGTACCAGTTGCCCGTTACCGACGAGGCGCCACGGTTCATCGCGAAGAGAAGGGCATTCGTCAGGCTTGCCACGGTGTCAGGAGAGCACAGCGTGTAGGTGCGCGCAGTCGCCGAGCCCGCCACCACAAACCGGATCGTCTCAGGATTCGCATAGGGCATCGCCCCGAAGCATGCCTCGGTGATGCCTCCGATCTGCTGACGCGTCCACGTCCACGCGGACCCACTCCCGGGCGTGCGGGTCGTCCCGTCTGCGTACGTCGTCGCGGTGCCGAGCGTGTGGATTGCATCGAGGCACGCGGCGATGCCAGGGGCTACTAGCGTCTGCGTACCTACGAGCTTCCAGTTCAGAGTAGCGAGCGGCATTAAAGCGTCCCCGCGGAAGGCGTGAAGGTGAGCCCGAGGCTGACGATGGGTTCAACGTTTACCCGTACATCTGTCAGCTCAGGGAAGAACGCGAAACCGGTGGACAGCGTGATCCATACTAGGGCGCCACCCTGACGGCTTAGGACCTGCCCATCGGCGGACGGGGTGGACACAGCAGCGGCGCCCCCACCGTTGAAGACGGCGACGGATTGCGCGGTGCCGGTGTGCCCGCTCGAGGTCCACGCCAGCGACGACAGGGCAGAGTGAGCAGGGACGGCGGGCGTGCCGTGGGTGTGATCCTGCCTAGCGACGTTAGAGCTTGTGCCGATTGCAGCAGACTGACCGAACGCCGTCTCGGAAACGACCGACGAAGCGAGAGGTATCGTCGGCGTGCCGTGCGAGTGGTCGCCGCGGGCGTAGTCCGTCGAAGTCCCGACGGCCGGGCTCTGTCCGAATGATTGCTCCGATACGACGGTAGAGGCAGGCGTCCCACCGCCACCGCCACCCGAGGCGGCAATCGTCAGCGTCATGACGTCGCCGGTAACGGCTTCGGTGATCGTGACGTTCGACCCGGCCACAATGTCGGCCGTGGTCGCGTAGTTCGTGGTGCTGTTCCGCGTGACCCGGATCCTTCCCATCAGCCCACCGCCTCGATGTACCGCAGACTAACCGACAAGTCCCCGGCGGGGTCCCACTGGATGGACTCGATGAAGGCGACCTGCTGGCTAGCCGCGACCTCGTCGTCGCTCAGCGTCACCACATCACCACGCCGGAGCCAGCCCCACCGCGGGCCCACTCGGTACGACACGAGGCGGGAGGGGTTCCCGTACCGTGCGGCTTTAGCCAGGAGGACCATGTCCGCCGTATCGCGGTCGTGCACGATGACGGACTCCACCGTAGACCGGCGCCGACCGTACCGGGCGTGCGAGCCTGCGAGGTAGGAAACGGCGGTCATCTGCGAATCGACGACGTCCACTTGACCGGAGATGCGCCGATTGCCCGTGTACTTCTCGGTCAGCGGATTCCACCCATACCGGAGCTGGATGTAGTTCGCGACCTCGTCGGCACCCTCGTACGTGATGGAGGACGCGCGTTCGATACTCGGGTCAACGCCGGAGTCGAGGTGCGCGATGGCCTCTGCCGCCGTCGGGTAGATGGGCCACGCATAGGGATAGAGCCCACCCGAGCCGGACGCGAATGCGAATGGCACCACATCGGCGACAACGTCGCGGAGGTACTCCCCGAGGGCGCATGGTTCGTCCACGTACCCGCCCACTTGGTACATGTTCAGCCGCTGTCGCATGGCCTCCATCCTGCCCCAGTCCACCCGCAGCGTGGACCGCCGAAGGAGGTAGGAGAGGAGGTCACCGGCACCACGGACGACGGCGCCGGTTTCATCCTGAAGCGCACGCCCGGTCCATACTACCCAATTCGCCAGCTCGGGCGCGACTCCGGACGCCACCGGGAGGATGACGTAGGCGAGAGGCTCGCTTAGCTGCGGGACCTCGAGGTGGTACACCGTGCACGTAGCCGTGGCCGTGCCGTCGGTGATGTCCACCGTGGACGCATCCACCGCATGGGCTGCGATGCAGTAGTAAACGTCAAGCGTGCTGCTATCGAGGCCGATGGCGTAGCACTTCGAACCGGGGCCCTCGCCATTGCCCGGTCTGCCGTACACGAACGGCAGCAGCTCGCCGTCCTCAAGGGTGGCGGACGTCGTGGTGAAGTTCGCGAGCGGTGCCCCGAAGGTGGCCCGCCAATAGACCGGCGTCGGCGGGACGTTCGTCGCATCATCCTGAACCTGCTCCTCGAGGCTGCACGTGATGGGCTCCCACGCCGCGCCATAGCTAGGGTCAACTAGGCGACCCTTCACGATGATGCGCCGGTCATCCCACGAGGTGCCTTCGGCCCATTGCGCCAGCTCACCCACGGCCCCGTCGAGGGCGTGACCCTGCGAGATGAGGAGCGGCACGTCCACCGGGAGGAGGAACGACAGCGGGACCGACATCGTCGGCGCGTCCACGCTCCAGATTTCAAGCGCCTCGGACACGTCCGGAACGTCCACGAGCTGGGCGCTCGTCGTGATGCTGGACGAAATCTCCAGCGCATCCGTCGAGAGGTACCACGTCCCCCCGGCGTACTCGAGTGAGAGCACCCAGTAGAGCTGCCCGCGGAGCTGCGCCTCGGTCCACCGGTCAGTCATGGCTAGACCTCCTCCTCAAGGCGCACGGTGGAGGTCCTCACGACCTCGCCATTAGCCTCGCCGCTGGCCACCCACTCCTCGCCTTGGACGACCTCGACGCTTACATCGGAGACGATGCGGCCGTACATCATGAGGTCCGGGTGGCTCGCTTGGTACACCGTGCCCGAGGCCTTGCGCTCGATCCACGGGAGGTAGACGACCGGGGTAGCTGCGCCCGCGAGCTGCGACACGAGGCCCGCCACGGAGAGCGGGGCGTCGTGCGCCGCGGCTGCGACGTCCGTCCCCGTCGTACCGGCGTAGACGAAGTCGTCAGGGCTGGCGCTGCGGACCATCGTTACGTCCACGCCGTCGGTCCAGCCGAATTCAACCGACCGGCGAACCGGCCCACGAATGACCGCACGGCGGAACCCGCTGCGCCCCGTCGTTAGGTCCGTGTTCGTGGTCGTCGCGAGCTGGCGTCCCCACGAGTACCGGCGCCCGAAGGCGAGCACATGCCCGAGGACGCACACCCCGATTTCGTAGTACCCCTCCCGGTTGGGCTGGTTCGGGATGGTGAGCCGGTACGCGTTGAAGTCCGGGTCATTGTTCCAGACCAGGAGCGCCGACCGGTGGAGGATGGCGCCGGTAGTCCCCGAGGCCCCAAGGCCCGACGTGTCCTCCGTGATGAGGAGGCGCGCACGCTTCGATGCCGCCGTGTTCCAGTTGCCTTCGGCCTGACTCTGGATCAGGTACACCGTACCGGCCGCCGTGTCGTCCACGAAGCGGGCCCCGTCAAGCGAACCGTAGGGCCAGAAATAGCTAGCCGTGCTCGCGACTCCGGCCGTGGGCTCAACGACCCCGCCGGTATTGGTCCACGCGAGAGGACCTGCGCCCGCGCTGGCGTTCACCGTGCCGACCGTTACCCACGCGCCCGCACCGTTGCGCCCCTCAAGGGTGGCGGTGCGGAAGTTGATCCCGCCCAGGTACATCGCGCCGAGCGCCCCACGAAGCGGCGACACGGAGGGGGCCACCGTCCACGCAATGACCTGCTGGTCATCCGACAGGCTTCGCCAACTCTGACGCGGGGAGGGTGCCGTGCCGGGGTCGATATTCGCGAGGGCGTAGTCATACCGGCTAGTGATGGTCCACTCATCATTGATGCGGGTAGGCCCATCCACCGCGCGAACCTTCGTGTCGAAGTCCAGCATCTGCGGACGGGTCGCGAACGGACGCCCGGAGAGTCCAGCCGGGTACGCGAGATTGTAGACGCTGCTGGCGTAGGTGCTCACGCCAAAGCCGACGGCGGTCCACCGAGACGTCGCCGTCGCGAAGTTGCCCCATACCATGGACGTAGCCGCGGCCGACACGCCGCCGTTCGTCAGCGCCCCGGAGTTCGCGATGCGGACAGCAGGCTTCAACCGGGTGTATGCGCCGGTCGCCGTGCACAGGTACACAACGGCGCGGCCGGTGGCCCCGTCGTTCTCGAGGAAGGCGCGAATGCTGACGGCCTGCCCGGACGTGATGGTGTACGTCCCGAGGCTGCCGCCGCTGTAGTGGTCGAACACCGTTACCGTCGTGCCGTTGATGTTCACGCGGAGGCCGTAGGACTCCGTGCCGTTGCTCGACAGGAGGCGCATCTCGCTTGCGCTCGTGATGGCGCTCCACTCCGCGAACCCGGAGATGGTGTGCGTGACCGTGTAGGCAGGACCTGCCGCGGTGTAGGTGTTCACCTCCGCGACGGCCGTCGCCACCTGGAGGTAGCCCGCGGCGTTCAGCGCGACGACGGGAGCGCCGACCGTGGCCAGCGTCCACCCGGCGCTATTCGGAAGCCAGAAGGGAGCCCACGTCAGGCGCGACCCCATCATCCCGTCCGGCGTCGCCTCGGTATCGTCGGAGTAGGGGACGCACGCAGTGGTGTACCCGGCGAACGTCGCCGTCCCAATCTGCCCGGGCCATGCCGAGGAGTCCCATTGCGACACGAGGTGAAGCGTGCCCTGGAACCAGCTCGCGGTCCCGCTAATCCACTCAAGACCTCCGGCCGTGAACTGCACGTCGGCCGTCGTGAGGCTCTCCGTCGAGAGGTCCACCCACGAGGAGGCGAACCCGGAGATAGGCCACTTCGCGAGCTGCGTCTGGTTGCCGGTCGTGAAGTTGACCGCCATCGCGTAGATGGCGCCGTCCTCGTCCATCGCGAGGGCCAGCTCCGTCTGCGCGTCGAGCTGGTTCCCGGCCGAGAGGTTCGAGCTAGGCGCCGTCAGCGAGGAGAGCGTCGAAGCTCCGACGTTCGTCCACCGCACCCACGCGGAACTCAGCAGCTTGTAGAGCACCGCGGAGTTCGCGCCGTAGTTCGTGCGGGAGCTTCCGCAGTAGGCCACCATGAAACCGCCGTCGGCCATGGCCACGAGGTCGTGAGCGCCGCCCGTGTCAGAGCTGAGCGACGAGGCGCCGGACACGGCCTCGACGAGCGCGAAGGTCGTACCCTCGTCCACGCTGGCATACTGCCGGAAGGTGTCGGGGATGGTGTAGGACGTGTCTCGCACCGCCAGCATCAGGAGGACCTGACCATCGGCGTACGCCGCACGCAGTCGGCGCGGGGCCTGCGTCGTCTCCGAGAGTGCGTCACGGATGACACTGTCAGCCGCCTTCGTCCACGTGACGCCGTCATCGCTTGAGGTGTACGCCCGGATGGTGTACTGCCCGCCGGTCGTCGCGTACGTCGAGAGGAGGAGAAGGCGCTGGTTCGGGAGCTTGACGAGGCACGGCTGGTAGTTCACCCGGGCGCTCGCCTGCGTGGTGATGACCGTTGTAGAGGTCACGCCCGCATAGGTGCGGAGTACAACGAGGTTCTCGGTAGCCCCTCCGGAGGTGAAGCGGTGAGCGGCGACGAGCTGCGTCCCGACGTCGGAGTGCACCACGTGGAGGTTCGTATACTGGTTCGCCGCGATGCCGGATGCGAACGTGTGCAGCGGGCTCCATCCCTGGTACACGAGAGGGCCATTCCACCCGAGCCAGTTCGTCCCGTTGCTCTGAAACGCGAACTGCCCGGCCTGCGTCTCGCCGTCGGGGGAGGCCTCCGCGCCACCGGCCCGGATGGTCCGGATGAGGAGCGTACCCCCGGCGCTCGTGTCGCCGCTCGTCTCGAGCGACATCGGCGATGCCACCGTGGGCACCGGCACGCCCGGGTGCGGGCCCGCCTGCGTGTAGCTGGAGAGCGCATCGGACACCGTGTCCGCATTGATGCGGGGGTCCTGCACGAGGATCCCGCGGAAGGCGTTGACGTTGACACTAGACCCCATCTCAGCCTCCCGCCTGTCCGAGTCGTCCGCCCCTACCTAACGCCCTCGGCAGGGTTGCCCGCGTCCGGAGATGGTCGCGAATGAAGTAGTCGAAGGCCTTATGCTTATAGACGATCTGGACCGCGCCGCCGTCGCTGCCTCGGAGGTTGCCAGCGTTCGCCGCACGGATGGTATCGTCACCCAGGGCGCTGCGCCCCATCGGGTTTAGCACCGCCTCTCCAGACCTTACGACCGCCATCGACTCGTCGGGCTGGCCGATGAACCCGCCCTTGTGAAAGCTCGGCTTCTCGGAGGAGATGCGCGCGACGTTGATAGCTCCGGCCGCCGCGGCCAATCCTGCCGCGAAGAAGTTCGGCGCGGGGAATGTCGCGAGGGCCTGCGTCGCTGCGAGCGCGGTGGCGGTAATTGCCTGCGCCACCTTCAGCGCCTTGTCCACCATGAAGGCCTTGATCGCTGCCTTGCGGGTAGTGTCCACCCGCTCGTTCGCAGCGTCTCGCTCTGCCTTCGTGGCCTTCTTCCCGAGCGAGTCGCGAGCATCCACCGCGGCGCGGTAGTCCTCCGTGGACTTTTCCGAGAAGTATGCCGACGCTTCGGTGAGCACGCCAAAGACCTGGGTGATCTTGTCGAGCTGACCCGAGAAGGCCTCAAGGCGCTCGAGCGCGAAGGCCTCCTCCTGCTTTGCCTTCATGTCCTCAAGGGCAGCAACAGCCGTTGCGGACATCGTGGCGAACCGCCTACCCACTTCCTCCGTCGGGGCCTTCAGCAACGCCACGTCGAGGTCTACGATGAGCTGCGTAAGCTGCTCAATGTCGGACAGCGGCTTGCTCGGAACGAGGCGCTCCAGCTGCGCGGCGTACCCTTCGTAACTAGCTACCGCCTTGTCGTTCGCCTCCTTCTCCATCGCGGCACGATGCGCGGCGGCCTCCTCGAGGCGCTTCTGCGTGGCGGCGTACTCCGTCTCCGCATCCTTGACGGCCTGCTCTGCCGCCTTGATTGCATCGGTGCTCGCCTTCTCGGCTGCGGCCTGACGCTTAGCCGCGGCCTCGCGTGCCTTGGCTGCGGCCTCTGCCCGAGCCTTCGCGACCTGCTCAGCCTTCGCAAGGTCTGCGAGGACCTCTGCCGTACCCTTCGCCGCAACTCGCGCGCGGTCCACCGCGGCGGTGTTTGTCGCTAGTGTCTTCGTCGCGGCGTTGACCTGAACTCCGAGTTCGGCGTATCGCTTCGCCTCCTCCTCGGTTGCCTTGTTGGTCATGACCTTAGCGCCGAGCAAACCGTACTCGGTTCGTGTCGAGTCCAGCACCTGCTGCGCCGCAGTGTTCTCCGCTTCATACTGCGCCGCGAGGGCATCGACGCTAGCGTAAAGGGCCTCGGTCTTCTTCCGGACGGCCTGATCTTCCGCCGTCTCTAGGCCGGTCTTGATCTTGATCTCATCGTTCGCAGACCGGAGCAACCCGGTAAGACCCTCGGCGGCGTTACCGGCAGACTCGGACGCAGCCGCGAAAGCCTCGATGGACGTAGCCGCCTCTTCCGCGCGGCGAGCATTCTCGGCGAACAGCTCACCCAATGGCGCGAGGCCTGCGGCAAACAGAGCGACGACAGCACCGGCCGCGCCCACGATGACGCCGAGTTCTCCGAAGCTGGCGCCAACCTCGCCCACGTCGGCAAGGTCCGCGATGTTTCGCGCGGCATCGGCTAGCCCGGGGTTCACCATGCCGAGAGCCCCGGCAAGCTTTGCGGAGTTGCTGCCCGCCTTGCCGAACTTGTCGCCTAGGTTGTTGACGGCCTCGGACGCTCCCGTCGCGGATGCCCGCGCCTGCTCCATCGCGCGCTTGCTGGCGTCAGCCGCCTGCTTCGCGGCACGCTCGCTTGCCTTGATTGACTTGTTCAGTTCCGCAGCCATGGCCTTAGCCTGCTCTGCGGTAATGCCCTTGATGCTCTCGAGCTGCTGGCGCAGGCCCTGAAGGTTCGCGTCTACGCTTAGTTCAACGGTGGCCATGCTTCCCCCTACGCTGCGACACGGCGAGCCGCCGCTTGAAGTGCCCGGTCAATGTCCAGCAGGCGCATCTTTACGAGGCGCTTACCGTAGTCCAGGACGAGGACTTTCCATAGGTTCTTCCCGTCGTAGGACTGCGGGTTCTCGATGCGCTTGGACACGCGCACGGGACGGCGGCGGCCTAGTCGGTCGGTCATGCTCTCGGCCACGTACTCCGGCGGGAGCGTCCCGTTCCTACGCCAATAGGTCATTAGGTCGCGGTACTCCGCATCGTTGAGACGCTTGAGCAGCCGCGAGAACGGGCCCGGACGGTGGACGTAATACGTGTCCTTCGTGTGCGAGAAGACGACGCCGCGTAGCTTCGTGGGCGTAAGGCGCATCTCGTAGTCAATGCCGCCGCCGGTCTTCCCGGTCCTGCGGGTGACGTTGTCGTACCACTCCCCGCGAGCATGGTCCGTCACGTCGGACGTAATGCTCTCGACCTCGCGCTTGATTTCAACGTAGGTCGTGGAGATCATCCGGTCGAGCGCGGCCTCAAGCTCGGGCCCGATAGCTACCGATGCGCGCCCGACCGTGATTCGCTTACCCGCCACCTAGCCCCCAGAAGGCTCGCGCCTCGGGGGACATACTATCACCTTCGCGCGGCTTCCCCCGCTTCGGTGGCGTCGGAGGGGTGTGCTTCACGCGCCACCACGCGAGGACGCGCTCTTGCTCCTCACGCGTCCACGTGTAGAACGCCCCCGGGTCGCCGCAGTAGATGAGCCCTATCTCAAGGGCTACGGCGTCGAGGGCCCCGTCGGCCCGTCGGTAAAACCCTCGGCGGTCGCCACCTCCTCCTCGCGCGGGAGGCTCCCGATGACGAGGTCCAGCGCCTCACGACCGGCGGCGTAAATGTCCGCCTCCGGCACGCCGAGCGTGACCAGCTCATCGACGACGGCGCCACCGTACGCCATCATGTCCCACTTGCACGCGGCGAGCGTGGACCGCATGGGCTTCCCGCCCCAGCACACCCCGAGGGCAGCGCCGAGCCCGCGGAGGGCATTCTGCCCAACGGCCATCGTGACCTCGCGTGCGGTCATGAACGAGGCAGGCTTCCGCAGCGTGCCGGTGAACTTCCCGAGCTTGATTTCCATCTCTCTCTCCTCAGGACGTGAAACGCCCCCCGCACCATGTAGCACGGGGGGCGCGTCAACCTGTAAGCGATCCTTACAGGTTCAGACGGCCGTGATCGTACCGTAGCAAGTCCCGTTCACCGTGAAAGTGTTCGGATCTCCCTCCGAGAAATCAATCGAGATGCGGTTTGCGGTGAGGGTCAGGGTGTGATCCGTGGCCTCCCCGAGCGTGGTTCCCTCGATCACGATGAGGCAGTCAAGCCCATAGGCGTCGCTGTTGGTGATCGTGCTGACGGCGGTAGCGAAGGTGCCGGTCTTATTGACCGCGTCCCAAAGCGTCTTGGAGGTAGCATCAGACAGCTCCGTCATATGCGCCGAGAACGACCACGTGGGGAAGCTCTGCGACGTGAGGCGCACGGTCCCGAGGGAGCCTCGGTCCAGGTACGTCGTGACCTCCGTATTGGAGTTCGCCGACACGCCCGAGATGGAGAAGTCACCACTCTCGAACTCGACGGTAATCGAGATGGGAGTGCCGGTCCCATCCTTCAGAACGATCTGGCCGTCTCGAAAATTCTTAACGATGGGAAGAGCCATGAGAACCCCCTACTGAAGCGGAAGCGTGTGGACGATGCGGAACGTTAGCACACCGACGACCCATTCGCCGATGACGTTGGACTCCCTCGTGGCGGTCATGAGCTGCACCTTGTACGACTGCGGCCACGCCGTGTCGTACGCCATGAGGCAGTTCACGATGGACTGCTCGCCATCGAGGGCGTCGTCATAGCTGTCGCTCATGCCCTTCGGCGTGAGGCGCCACGAATACCGCACCTCGAGGGTAGTCTCGACGAGGAGGCCCTCGGCAGGTCGCCCGCGGTAGGCGCGCAGGTCATCCGTAGAGGTGGGGTGCACCGCGAACGCCTTATGCGCGATGGAGTCCGCATCCCGCCCAAAGTTGTCGGGAGCCACGCGTGACTCTTTCCACCCGGTGAGCGTGAGGATCCGCGCGGTCACGTCCTCGCGGAGCTGCCTTACGGTCTTGCTCGCCATTAGTAGAACCCACCGAAGCGAGGGTAGCCGCCGCGGCCGTTCAGCCAAACGGTGCTAGTCCCGCTCTTCTTCGTGTTCGGGTTCACGCGGTTGTCGTCCGCCTCGTCGTAGCTGAAACGGAGCTGGCCCCATGCCTCCGTGTATGCCCGGCCGTAATGCTCCGCGAGAGCCTGCCACCGGCCGCCGTCTCCGGCGCTGGTCTGGAAATCGATGAAGACCATCTGAAGCGTCAGCGCCACGTGAACGTCCCGCAGCGCGCTCGGCTGAATGACCAGATAGGGCCGTCGCCCCTGCGCCACGAGGCGGTTCGTGAGCGTGGCCCACGCTTCGTCCAGGTACTCCTGATACGACGTGGTCCCCGCCGCGAGGAGCGCCGGGAGGTCGCTATGCCGACGGAAGAGGTCAGCGTCCGTGACGACCGGGTAGAGCGTGCGCCTCACGAGGGCGCCGTCATTGCGGAAGACATTGGTAACCGTCGCCGTCATTACCAGCGTCCACTCAAGGAGCCATCCCTCCTCGAGCGCGAGGGAGGACGTCACCGTGTCGGCCAGCGCATACGTCGCGATGCTACCCGTGATGGCGACAGCCGCGGCGTTGACCACGACCGTTCCATCCGCACGGTAGACCGTCAGCGCCCCAGAGATGGGAGCGACGAGCGCACCCGCCCGGTAGACGGGGCACTGGAGCACCTGGGAGCGCCCGCGCTCAATCGTCTCGCTAGAGCGAAACCGCGCGGTGTAAAGCGTCTCGGCGATGCTCATCGTGCCCCCCTGCCGTTACTTATCGCGTTCGCGCCGGTCTGCCTTACGCGCCTGCTCACGCGCGATTTCCTCGGCACGCCGTGCTGGCATCCCGCCCTCGACAAGGCGGCGCGTCATCGCATCCTTTGCGGCGGCGATGTCCTTGCGCTCCCCGCTCACGGCTTCACCTTGGAGGCCTTCGGCGCGGCGTACATGCGCTCACGTGCGGCGCGCATGTCGTCGAGGCGCTTGGACTCGACCGGCAGTGCGAGGGCGCTACCCGGGTGCGTCGGCGCACGGGTCTGATGCTCCGTGACGATCCGCTCCTGGCGCTCGATGATGACGCCGATAAAGTCGGGGTCCGGGATCTTGATCGTCCCGTCCGCGACGAGGCGGCGGCAGAACGCGCGGTAGCCCTCGGTGTCCACGCTCATGCGGACCTGACCGGCGACGAGCTTAGGCTTCTCCCACTTTGAGAGGAAGACAGGCCCGTTGCTCCCCGCATACTGGATGCAATAGCCGCCGGGCTCGACCTCCCACGGGATGATCGTGATGCCCTTCTTCCCGAGGTGGACCTCTGCGAGGGCGGTATCGCCGTTCTTATCAACCCGGTTCAGCCCGGGGATGGCGACCATCTGCCCGAGGTCGGGGAGCCACTCACCCTCGACGCATTGCCAGTGGCCCGGGTGATGGGTGTACCACCACGCCGCATTGCTCGGCAGGTTGAGCAGGGTAGCCATCCCCTGCGGACGGGACGCGGGCTGGGCCGCAAAGGTGGGGTCGGGTGCGCCGAAGTTCGCCGCCATTGTTCTCTCCTTACGCACGAAGGCGTGCCCGTACCATAAGCACGGACACGCCAGCGCGCTAGGCAGCGGTGCCTAGCAGACCCCTTAGAGGTCGGACAGGATGCCGACGCCCTTAAGGTCCTGAAGCTCCGCAACGCCGAGGAAGGCGCTGCCGACAACCTTGGTCAGACCCGAGGCCGCGTCACGCTCCCACTCGACCGCCACGGGGGCGCCCGCCGGGATGATGACACCGCCAGCCGCCTGGATGGGGGCCGGGGTGCCGAGGGCGTATGCGATGGCGCCATTGCCAAGCATCATCCCCCTGTAGTCCACGCCCCCGACGGACGGGACATACGAGGACACGTGGCAGTTCACCCCGAACAACTTTCCCTTGAAGCTCGATCCAAGTGCAGAAGTCTGCTCCTGGTTCGCCGCGACGTACTGCGCCGGGCCAGTCTCAGCGCGGAGGCTGGACATGAGGTCGTTGTACTGCTGCGGGTGCAGGATGCAGTCATACTCACCCATCACGCTCTGGAGCTGAAGCGCGAAGATGGCGGAGTAGAAGGTATCCGTAGTGAGGTCAACGCCGGTAGAACCAACCTGCGTAGCGAAGCCCGAGGAGAGCGCGCACGCGAGCTGGTTGAAGCGGCCGTTAAACGCCGCGACCATCGCGTTCGACAGGCCCTCGAGGTCCACGCCACCGGGCACAGAGCCCGTGATGCGCGCCAGGTCGCTAAGGTCGTATCGGAGCGCCTGCCGCGCCACAACGACCGTAGCCGCGGCAGAGGTGATCGAGGTATTGGAAACGCTCACACCGTCACCGGGGGCGCTCATGATGTCGGTACCGTTGAGGCCGACCACGGGCACCTGGATCGAGTCGGAGCCGCTGCCGTTCACGCTGCCAACGTTGAGGAAGCACGGCGCGTTGCGGAGGCTGCCGGTGTCGGCGAGCTTCATCACGATAGACTGATAGAGCACCGCAGCGGCGCGGGCGTTGCCGTCGAGAGCGGCAAAATCGATATTGGCCATAGTGGCCTCCTATGTAGGTTCGAGGTTTGCCGCGCCTGTCGCTTTTTACGGGAGCTTGCCCCGAGCGCGTGGGGGTGTCCCCCCACCGCTAGGGTATGCCCGCGTGTGACAGACTGTCAAGGCGCCGAGAGCGCCGCCTTGATTGCCGCCGCGTTCGCCTTGAACTCCGCAGGCGAGAGCCTCATGATGCTCTCCGGCGTCCACGCCGTAGTGGCGGGCGGGGTCTGCGTGACCGTACCGGCGTTGGCCTTTGGCATCGCGGTAGTGGTCGGCCCCGTGGGGGCGGCAGGCGCAGCTGGCGCGGCCTCCGCGAGGTAGGCGCGAACCGCCTTGGGGAGGCCGTCCTTGTTGCCGAGCCACTCCGCGAGAGGAGGGCGCCCCTCCTGCGGGAGGCGTGAGTAGAACGTCTGCACGACGTCAATCCCCTCGGCATCGGTGATGCCCGCCGCGGCGATTTCGCGCTCCGTGCGGAGGGCCTCGCGCTCTGCCTTGCTCGCGGCCTTGACCTCCTCGATCTGCGCCTTGTACTTCTCGGCGTTCTCGGCGAGCGGCGCCAGCTCAGCCACGCGCCCCTCCAGCTCCTTGACCCGCGCCACGAGCTGGCGGATACGTGCGCCCGCCCCGTTGTCGCTGGCCTCTGCCGTCGTCGTCGTCGTCTCTTCGGTGCTCATCCTTCCTCCTCGCGTGCGGATTGCACGCGCTCCCATACTGCTAGTTGCCTTCGCGCCCACGCCCTACCCGGTGCTCCGCCCCAAAGGTCCCACGCGATGCGACCGGCGCTCGGATACTCCGGGTGCCCTGGCTTCGCTGCGGGGGCGTCGAGGTCGCCTTCGTGCCTATCGAAGTATGCGACCATGCGCCTAATCGTGTCGATGCTGACGACCTCGCGGTCGGCGAGCTGGGAGGCCCTCCTCGCGCCGACGAGGGTCCCGCCTCGGTTGTACTTCTCGCGGTTCGCGAGTCCACGCTTCGCAACCGCAGCCACCTCGACAGGCGCCCGCAGCTCAAAGCCCATCGCGCGCTCGTCGCGCAGGAAGCGCCGGTAAACCTCCGGGGCCTCCCGCTTCAGATAGTCGCGCTGGCGGTCGGACAGGAACGGCACTAGGGCGCCGCCGTGGTGATGGTGAAGCTACGGCCCACCTCGCCCATCATGGCGTCAGCGGCCTCCTCCGGCATGTTGAAGAACTGCACCAGCATCGCGACACCGGTAGCGCGCGGGAGCTTGCCCTCGGCGACCGCCTGGACGATGCCCTGTGCGGCCTGCACCTGGGCGCCGTTCATCGCCACCGCGGAGGCCGGGACACCTGCCGACGTAGCAGCAGCGGCCACGCTCTCCTCCGGCGCCGCGGCCTGCGGGGTACCTTCGGTGGGCTCGGTAGGCGCAGCCTCGGCCATGACCTCCTCGGCCATGTCCTCTTCCTCGTGAAGCTCCGTCTCGGCCTCGACCTTAGGCCCGATGCCCAGGTAGCCGCGCGCCTCGCGGAGGCTCTCGATGACAGCAGCCACCACGCGGGCGTTCGCCTCGTCGAGGTCAAGCGCATCAAGCGCGGCCTCCGCGGCGTCCAGCTCCTCAGCCACGTCGGCCATGGCCTCCGCGTGTGCGGGAGATACATCGGCCCCGGCCGCTGCCGACCGGTCCTCCATCTCTCCTTCATTCCCGGTCGGCGGCGCGCTTTCCAGCATCCGGGCCTCTGCCGCCTTCGCAAGGGCGATTTGCTCGAGGCGCGCCACGGCGTCCTC